CAGTACCAGCATACAAGCCGAAATCATAACCAACAACGTGGTAAGTTCCAGCAGCTGTTTCAACAAAAGCAACTAACTCAGCACCCGGACGAGCAATTGTCTCAAGCGTAGCGCGAAGAGCAGCTGACATACGAATAAACTCCAACTGAATAGTAGGAACGGCAGAGCCAGAACCATCAGCGTTAAGAGTCTTCACATCAGTGAAGTTAGAGAAACCATCCTTATTGTTAAACCCTAAAGTTAGCATATCAACTTGATCAGTGCTTAATCCAGTTCCACCAATAGTAACTGCTCCGAGAGCATCTACACCAATTGGATTTGCCGATGTTTGAGTGGTTAAGTGAGCTTTATCACAAAGATAAATAGTTTTTAAACCGCCCGTTGATAATTGATCGCAAGAATAAACGATATTACCAGCGCCGGTAGTGTTTGATGATCCGAAATTTACAGTACAACCCATTTTTTATTTTTTTTAAAAAGGAGAGGATTTTACTCCCCTCCAATAATTATTAATTAGGACTCTCTTGCGTAAACAATCTCTTCACCTTTAAGGTAAGAGAAGCCTAGCTTGAACTGTCCCCATATCTTATCAGAAGACAACTCAGCCTCCCATTTCATATCAATAGCGCGAACGTCATTGTACTCGTCTGTTAACATCAACAGGTTCTCTGGAGCTGAGATGAAAAATGTATTAGCAGCTAAAGAAGGGAAGTGAATAACTTCCATACCGTAGTATGCAGGAATGTTTCCTTCAATAACACCTTGAGCAGTAGTAGTATAAAGACCAGCCATAGCAATTTGATAAGCTTGAATAGCAGCAGTTCCCATAAAGAAAGCTGGCTTCAAATCGCGATCAGCATCACCATACACAGCAGCCAACATAACAGCACTCATAGTTTCGTAACCACCTTGCATAGCGGCTAAGATGTTAGAAGAGCTAATAGTAGCTTGACCTGTAGCATAATCTAAAACAGCAGCATCAGCAGCCATTTCAGTAGCTAAACCAGTACCAGCTAATTCTAAAGCTTTTTGAGCAGATAATTTAGCAAAGTAATCAAATACCCAATCCTTAAATTGAGCATCCATAGTCTCTTCGTTATGTTGTCCTTGCTTTAACAATACAGAACGATAAGTAGACTCAAGAACATTCTTACAGTTCAAGAAAGCCCACTTGTAAGTAGATACAGTCATCTCCTTCTCGTTGATAGAGGCAGTAGATGATCCATCAAATACACATAGGTCAGAACCAAAAGTCAAAGATGCATCAAAGATGGGTACTTGTACTTTGTTCTTAACTCCATCAATAAGACGGAAACGATCCAACACTTTTGCACTTTTCACCATTGAGTCGATGAAAAGGTCGGGGGTGCGGTTTCCCCATTCTAAAGTTGCGACAGTAATTGCCATTTTTTAATAATTTTAATCAATTAACTTAATATACAAAAAATCAATAAAAACGCTTGCCAAGAAACTTGTCAATCATCTTTACCTTGTCCGAAGTGATTCGCTCAAAATTTTGTGTCTTGTCTTCTACTACTTCCTCAGATGATGCTTCCACACCTTCTTGCTCAGCAGATAAAGCCAATTCAGCTTCTTGAACAGAGTTCTCTTGCGACTCTTCATTTACAGCAGAAAGTTCTGCCTCCTGGTTTTCAATAACCTCAGGTGATTCTTCTGACAAAGAAACCTCTACAGGCTCTTCTACAGGAGAAACTTCTTCAGTTACGGGAGCAACCTCAACGGCTGGCTCTTCAGCAGACATATCTTCCACTACTTCTTTTTGCTCTTGCACTTTCTCAGTGTTAGAAAAGCTCTCTTGTGTCTCGGACCAAAGTTCCATAACAGCAGAGTGATCTTCAGTAACCTTAGATACAATAGCTTCTAACTTAGCAATACGCTCACCAAGTTCTACAGCGAATTTAAAATCCATTTTACTATTTATTTTTTGTTCTACGATATCGGATTTAATCTCAATAGAAAAACCATTGAGTTCATTGGACTTAACGTCAGCCCAAAGCGTGTCAGACTCAATTTGAGCCTTGACGAATACAGTTCCAACCGGGAGGTTGAATCCGTATGAGTTACTCTTATCTTGATCGGATTCTTTCATCCATACCTCAAGCATTGTCACTTCCTGTGTTTCAAGTTCGTGTTCAATGTTAAAAGAGTTGAACAAGCCATCTTTACTGTACTTGTACATAATTTGTTCAATAGTATCTTTTGGGAATACAATATTATAATCACCCATTATAGGTGAGCTTCTATAGATAGGCATATCGGGGATCATAATAGGTCCGACAACCTGTTTCTTTTCATCGTCTGCAAATTTAAATGATGGCTTCTCCTCTTCTGAGAGAGTTATAAATCCTTCTTCAATGGCTGGCTTATTAACAAGAGATATGCGGAACATACCACTCTCCTCGCTTTCGCCAAGAACAACTTTATATAATGGAATATCATTCATCTTCTTTGTATTTTATTTCATCGTGAGATTCACAAGGCATAAACCAAATATTACCATCTTCTTCGTGTTCGTGATAACCTTTACACCCTTTTTCTTTTGCAGCAGATATTGCTTCTTCTTTTGTTTCGTAAACAATTTCCCCATCTATTTCTTTTAGCCCTTCTTCTGCATATGTTATTTTAACACAATTAGGAACTCTTTTACCAGTACTTCCTATTTTGTAACCATCCTGCTTATAGCCATCCCAACAAGGGCTTTTAGTTTTTTTAAGATCGTATTCATCCTTGTCTTTTTCTTTAAGTTCTTGAGACCAAACATTAACAGCTTTTAAAAATTCTTCTTCATTTACAGGTATACCATCACGCTTAAATTGCGCAAGCTGACTCATAGCTACCTCTAAACGGTTATCAAGGTCTTTTATTTGAAGGAGCATACTAACGATGCCATCAATCATATCTTTATCTTGTGGACGGTTATGTGCTAACATCTTACGAATTTGCTCCATTTTACCAATAGCCCAGTCGACACCAGCAGTACCTCCCCAAATAAGCCAAGCTATATGTCCTCTGTCTTTCCAAGGTGTAGCCGCGTACTGAGGGTCTATAGATGAATTTTTTCTATGTCTGGCAAAAGATGCCATACGAGCAATAGTAGTAGGGGATAAACTCTCACGAGATGCTAGTTGGTTAGCGCGTGTCCAACCAACAATTGTACCACCTTTTACCTCTTTACCGTGTTCTTTCCTCCAACGTAAAGCTTTCTTAGCGTTATTCGTTGCAGCGATTGGATAGTCGTTGTAATTCTTAACCATTAACTTAATCTACAAAAATTGCTTCTACCTTGCCGTAAATGTATTGATTATGCATCTTGGCATCAGTAAATGATTTAACTATCACGGTCTCTCCGGTAGATAGTGTAAACTTTTTATTAAAAAAATATCCATTGATAAAATAACTATTTGGAAATGCTGCATAGAATTTAATCTTAGCCCTGTCATTAGACTTAAATCTTTCGCTGTTTAAAAGGTAAGTGTACGCAGGAAATGTATTTCCGTTTTTATCTGCAAATCTCAAATCAGTAGTTGTAGCATCGCCATTGATTGTTCGGCCCTGTAGCTTTACTGTAGTTATTGCTTTATATACGTTCTGGTCAATTACTTGACCGTAATCGTTCTTTCTGCGGAATACTGGATATCTTAATGTAGTTGGGTTGTTTGCAGTTCTCAGATAGAAAAAGCGAAGTCCAATTTTAGTATACTCTTGAATTGAGTTTTTAATCTCTCCAGCTTCAGGTATTGAAATAAATCCATCTTGAACAAGTAACGGATCATTGAAAAAGGGTTCACCACAAACAGTTTTATTTATAGGATTTATTAACCCAGCCTTAAAATCAATTTTAAAAGTACCTTCTCCATCAGCATTAAGCTCTCCTTTGTAACTACCAACAACAATTTCATTTTCAAACTTGTCGTGAAAAGCACCAAAGTCTTTATTGTTCAGTTCAATATCTTTATATTTTTCTGGAGCTGCGCTAATCTCATATTCTTTTAAGCTATCTACATAAATTGAAATATCAAGTGCTGTAGCTGAACGAACATCGTTCATATTATCAAATATAAATTTCTGTTGACCTTGACGATAGTCATAAATAAGACTAAGTCCAAATCGTTGCATAATCTCTATAAATAAATCGTATGGAGTATAATTTTCGTTGTTTGCTAGAGTATCTTTAAATGTAAACTGATCAGAGGGTGTAATCGCAGGAAGATTTCCTGCATTAGTTACCTTTAATCCAAGATCTGACCACTCATAACCAAATATTCTTTGTTTGCGAATATCAACTTGACTAAATGAAATCCCACCTGCAAGAAATTGAGATACACTACCACCAGATGCATTCTCTTTTGTGGTAAATAAATCAACCACTAGCGCGCCTTCTGACATTTCTAACCCTATTGATACTGAATATCTAGTACCCCCTAGAAAACGAAATACTTCAGTATCATCAATATATGCATTAAAATCTGAAAACGTAAGTGTGTTTTCTACATTACCTCCAACTGTTTTATTTATAGATGGATCATCATCAGTAGCTGGAGTTGTTTTAGCCGTTGGAGTAAGAGAGAGTATAGCACCATTAACATCCCTCATAGGTATTTTAAATGATATTGCATCAATACCAGTATAACCACCAAATATATATACGTATGGTGTAAACTTGGCAGTTCCTAAACCTGTTATGTCTACAGCTACAGGAAATAATATATTTAAATACTCATACTCTGAACTAACAATAGCTGTTTTTAGTCCTGAAACTGTTACTGAACCTCCACCACTCCAATTAACCTTCGCATCAAAAGCACTACCATACGCAATATAACCTATATTCTCAGAACCAAAGTCAGCAACACCAGTAGATGTTCTATATTGAAATCCATAATCGTACTCTGCTTCAAGAACTGTAGAGTTATAATTTGTAGGCCCGTGTGGCTCGTATGTTTCAGATTCCGTGAGGAAATAGTTTGTAATCTTACTTTTTGAAAATATTTCCGTTACTCCAGAAACAACAACAGACACCTCATCAAGTTCTTGATTTTGATTGATTGGCACATTGTAAGGATTAGGGAATAGAAATGCCTGTCTTTTATTTGTCCCATTAGTTGATAAAAATGCTGGATAAAGCATATATAAATCATTTGCTAACCAAGAACCTGTACCGCTTATAAATTGAGATGTATAAGTGAAACCAAGAAAAGTAAATACCCTATCTAAAAAATCTACTACACGCAATGAAGGAAACAAGCCAAACTTAGTTCCATCAATACCCCAAGTAGTTAACTGCCTTTCCTCGAAACCAGAAGCTTTTTGAATATTGTCAACATCAATAAACGGTATTTCAATAGCCCTTGGTTGCGTTGGGTCGTAGTCTGGATTAGCATCAAGATATGTTTTAAGTGTTCTAACAGTTGTAGAAAAAGTATCATTATATATTTCATTAAAAGTTACATCTTTCAATTCAGATGCAAAGTTTGCTGCTCTATCTGTAAATAATATATTAAAATAAGGCTCTGGGCTATTTACAACAACAGATACTATGCTCGCCTTACCACTTGATATAATTGATGTACCATTGTATACAGTGTAGTCCTGCTTTGACCTAGTTCCAACATCTAAAGACGAAGAAGCATTATACTGCAATACACTCTTATTTTGAGAGGTATAGGGAAACTTATCCTCGAAAGAAAATGGAATCTTTATACGAGAAGGATCTTCATTGTCATAATAATCCAATGATATGCTAATTTCCTGTTCGGGAAACAGGTCAATATTGTTTCCACCAACTTCTACACGATAGCTCATTAGGCTACAATTTTAAAGGTTACATTCTTGCGAAACTTGTTATTGAATAACTGAAAGTTTGTTTCAGGCATATACACTTTATATGCTACTCCATTAGGACTGGCACAGTCATCAATCATAATGATCTCACCAGCTGTTGCAATATTTATGAAATCTTCAAAGAAATACCTACGAGTGCTATCTAGAACTACGTCATAATAAGTATTTATTTTATATCGAATATATTGTTCGGAATAAACAGCTGTCTCTACACGTGCATTTATTTTATAAGAATATGATGAGTTTTGTGTTGAGGTTATATACTTATTATTTGGTTGACCAGCAGGAAATACTGCTTTTGCATATATAATGAATTTATCCATATTAGTTAAATCATCATTATAAATATTATAGTCATATGAAATAGATATTTCGTGGTTATTATTCAAAGTAGAATTTATACTTGTAATTATAGCATAAATAAAATTTGAGGTATCACTATTATCAAAAATTTTAATCACATCTCCAGCAGCAACGTGATTTGGAAGAGATACGTCAAGAACTGGCGAAAAAGTTGCACCTGTTGTTATTGTGATAACACCACTAGAAGAAGTATTATAACTAGCAATACTACCTTCAAGGCTAGCATCTTGAATGGGATAAGAGTTAAATGAATAAAAGTATATAGCCATTATATGTTTGCGTTTCTTTCTTTAATTCTACGTGCGTTACTATCATTATTTAATTCGCTTGAAGATACGAATGCTTTAACGGGTTTTCCAGTATTAATTGCTGTACCGGTTGTTGCTTCAGCTATAGCCTCAAGAAGCTCAACCTTTTTGTTTTCATTGTTGTCTATTCTACCAACAACACCACCGGTAGCAAATTTATATTTAGGGGACTTTTTAGTATCATTAATCTCATCAAGTAATCCCTTGTATTTAAGTGCAGACTTCTTATTGATGATGTATTCTCCACCTTCCATTTCATATCCAGATCGACCCCTTACTGTAAACGGAACGCCTCCCTCCTGGTGAGAAGGCCCTTCAACCACTCCACCTTCCGCAAATGTTCTTGGTATAAATTGTCTTTTACCTATTGCGCTTATCTGAGAGACATAAGCAGTAGTGGCTAAAGCTCCAGTGATTGCAGCCATAATTGCTATTTTTGCAGGATTTCCTTGCTTGTCCTTAACAATAAGATTTGGGACAATACTGGCTAAGGATAACAAGAAATCAGATGTTGCTTGTTGTTTATCTCTTTTGTTTTCCTGATCAAAAATGCTTTTATCTATTGCGTTTAACCTTTGGACTTCATTCTTTTTAATTTGCTCAAGCCTAGAAGAATACTCTTCTTGTGATATAAGTTGAGACTCAAGTTGAGCTTTTAATACATCCTCTTCAAATGATGATCTTTCTGAAACTGCATCTTTCTGAGCGTTTAAACTATTTATAGTATTGTCAAAAGAAACCTTATTAAAATTATCAATAGCATCAAGAGCAGTTCTTGTAGCATCAACAAATGTATCTTTAAAAATATCTTTAAGCTGATCATTAATGCTTTGAATCTTATCTCCAGATAACTCTACGGCTTCAATTTGCTTGTTTAATATATTTTCAGCGGCTTTACCAACAGCGGTAGTTGTATCAAGTTGAGCTATAATTCCTTTTAGTATAGCAATCTGTTCATCTTTAAGTTTTTGTTGCGATTTTGCAAAAGATGCTGTAGTTATTTCGTTTCTTTTATATTCTTTCTTTAAGTTTTTTAATTTTTCTATATATAGATCTGTAGATGTTGCAGCATCGTCAACTAAATTTGTTATTTTTTTAAATGCTGGCGATTCGTTAAGCTCATCATTTACATCATTTATATTCTGTTCTACAACATCTAAATTATCTCCAACCTTCTGAAATATTAAACCTAGTTTCGCTATTTCTTCTGTATCAAAACCTTGACGTGTAAGTTCTTCTTGAAATTCTTGTTGCTTTTTAAGAACANCTGTACTAAGTTCACCTATTTCAAAAAGACGATTTTTCCTTTTTAGATCGTGTTTAGCTAAAGCTATTGCTATAGAATCCTCTCTTGTTTTTCTTGCATTAGCAATATCTTCTTCGTTAGTAATTCCTTCTGTCTGTAAATCAAATAGTTTGTTNGCTCTATCAATTGCTGAATTTGTTAACTTTTCATCGTCATCTAACCTATCCTGAATTGCTTTTTTTCTAAATTCAAATTCTCTTGCGGCAGCTTTTGCTTCACGAAATGTTGCCTTTAACCTTTTATCTCTCTCTTCACCATATTTAGCATTAATTTCATTAACTCTATTTAGTTCAGCATCATACTGCAAGAGCCTGACCTTTTGATCTTCTACTGCTTGCTTTGCGTTTTTTAATCCCTCTTTCTGTTCCTTAGTTATAAACTTATATTGATTAACCTCTTGTTGTAATTGAAGTTTTATTGCAGTATGATCACCTTGAAGGTCTTCTAATATTTTGAGTTGTTCCTTTCTATCTTGCTTGATGCTGTCACTCAGGGCTAGTCTTTGCTTTTCTTGATTAATTCCCTCTGCTTCTTTTTTATTTATTTTATCAATGTCATCT